TTGTACGACTTCGCCCCCCTGGGGCCGGGCAGTCAGCGGGGATTGAATTACGTGCTGGGGCTTAAGCCTACTAAGACCTGGGACCAGGACGACTTCAACCTCGAGCTGCAGGTGTTAGACCGAGCCATTCAGTCGGACTTGAGGATAGACGACCTCACGTTGCACGACGTACAGAATACGCTCTGCGAATACGGCAAGTATGCCGCTTACAAGGTCGACGGGGTGCGCCCCAAGAACAGCTATAAACCCGAAACGGAGTTCTGAACATGGAAATACGTGTACGCAATGTGAATCACGCCTTCTCGGAGGTGTTCTGGCGACTCAAGGCGCTGGCGGCGGTCGGAGAGCTGCCCGTTGAGAAGACCCGCAACGGCGCGGTGGTGGCCTTCCCCGAGCCGGTGATGACCGTCTACGAACGCCCCGCCGAACGGGTGTTGTTCCACGCGGGGCGGGACGCTAACCCCATTTTCCACCTGATGGAGGCAATCTGGATGCTCGCCGGGCGCAACGACGTCGCGTTCCTCGACCAGTTCAACAGCAACATCAAGCAGTTCAGCGACGACGGGCTGGCGTTCAACGCAGCCTACGGGTACCGCTGGCGGCAGAGCTTCGGCTTTGATCAGCTCGAGCAGGTCATCGGTATACTCCAGGACGACCCCACGAGCCGTCAGGCGGTGTTGCAGATGTGGTCGGTGCGGGACCTCTCGTGGCCCTCTAAGGACAAAGCCTGCAACCTCAGCGCCGTATTCGACTGCCGTCGGGGGCGACTCAACATGACGGTGTTCAATCGCTCGAACGATATCTGGTGGGGGGCGTACGGCGCTAACGCGGTGCATTTCAGCGTCCTTCAGGAGTTCGTAGCGCTGGCGCTCGGGTTACCTCTGGGGGAGTACCGCCAGGTGAGCAACAACCTCCATCTGTACCTTGACTTGTACGACGCCGCTAAGCACATAGACATCCCGCCCGAGCCTGAGGACTACGACTACTACACGTCGGAAGATTTCGGGGTGCTGCCTCGCCCGCTGTTCTGGGGGCGGGACTGGCGTAGCTTCCTGCGCGACTGCGAGTATTTCTGCACCGACCCGTACTCGGTTTCATCACTTTACGAGAATGCGTTCTTCAATGCGGTCGCGGTGCCTATGGCCAACGTGAGCCGGGTGCGCCGGGAGAAGAGCAGTCGGGGCGGGGAGTACGTGGCGCAAATCCGCGCCGAGGACTGGCGCAAGGCGGTGGCGGAGTGGGTTGAAAGACGCGAGCTAGCTAAGGCAAAATAATTTGCCCGCTCGCGGGTTTTTGACGCTATACTTTGTGCTGTAACTCAATAACTCAATAAAGGATAACAGTCGTGAGAGAACAAATTGAATTTATTATGCTCGGGGCCGACGTCCGCCGGTACCATACCATCCGCACTCTAGTCACTGAGACCGTGGGGCATCACTCCCACGGGGTGGCCGCGCTGTGTTTGTTGCTGGTGCGGCAGCCCTCGGCCAACCTTCTACGGGCGGCGCTGTTGCACGACCTGGCCGAGCACCAGACCGGGGATATCCCCTCGCCCGCTAAGCGCCAGTACGGTATCGGGGAGCAGGTTTCGGCCCTCGAGAGCGAGCTGCTCGACGCTGCGGGGTTGACTCTGCCGCTGCTGACCGACGCAGAGGAGCGCACCCTCAAGCTGGCCGACATAGCCCAAGGCTCTCTGTTCTGCGCCCAGGAAACACGTCTGGGCAACGAGGCGATGTGGACGGTATACAACCGCTACCTGAGCTACGCGGAAAGCATGCTACTCGTAGGCCTAGAGCGTGAGCTGTTCGAAACCATCAAAGACATCGCGCTGGAGGATTGACATGGCAGCTAACGACACGCAGGTCGGCGGCGACCATTACAAACAGGGCGGCGAAGAACATTGGGACCGCGTCTGGCGGCTCAAGATGAACTACTGGCAAGCCGCCGCAACCAAGTACATCGAGCGATGCTATCTCAAAGGCAAACCCGCAGAGGACCTGCGCAAGGCTCGCCACTACCTCGACAAGCTCATCGAGCTAGAGGAAGCTAAGGAAGACACCCGGGGTGCGCCCCCTCGGTACCGGCCCGTGAGTGCTTACGACCACTTCGCCCCCCCCGGCCATCCTATGCCCGTTGATGACGGTAGCCAGGCGGGGCCGGGCTACGTTAATCAAGATCGATGAGCACCTTCGTGTTTGACTGCGAAACCCTCCCCAACTACACCCTGGTCAGCGCTAAAAACGTGGACTCGGGGGAGGTTTTCGACTTCGAACGCCAGCGCGAAGGAGCGCCCGGGGCGCTACGGGGTTTCCTGGAGCAAGAGGACGCGGTGTTTATCGGGTTCAACAACCACAGCTTTGACGACGTTATAGTAGCGGCGTTCTGCGCCGGGCGCACGGAGGGGCAGATGAAGAACATCGCCGACCAGCTCATCGTGAATCGCATGCCAGCCTTGAAAGCTCTACGCTCGTACATGCTCTCCCCGGTGCGCATGGACACCGTTGACCTAATCGAAGTCGCTCCCTCGTTCGTGGGGCTGAAAGCCTACGGTGCGCGTATGCACATGCCCCGGCTGCAGGATATGCCGATGGCACATGACCAGCCGATCACCGTCGAGCAGCGCGGGGAGGTCATCGAGTATTGCCATAATGACCTGGACACCACGCATGAATTACTCCGGCAGTTGGACTCCGAGCTCACGCTGCGGGTGGACATGTCCCGGCGGTACGGGGTGGACATGCGCAGTCGGTCGGACTCCCAGATGGCCGAAGCCGCCTACATCAAGACCCTCGGTTTGAAGCGGCGCGAGAACACCATCCCTAAGACCGTTCGGTACGCTCCGCCGAGCTTTCTTAGGTTCGCTGACCCAACCCTCGAGGCACTGCTCAAGAAAGTGACCGAGCACGTTTTCGACGTCAGCCCGAACACGGGGCACGTCAGGCTGCCCGATTTTCTGGGCAAGGAGGTGGTGAGGTTCGGCTCGGGCACTTACCAGCTCGGGGTGGGGGGCATACACAGCACCCACGACCGCAAGGTGTGCCACATCGCCGGTGAGGACGTTATTTGCGACATCGACGCCGCGTCGTTCTACCCGTCGATAATCCTGGAGTGCGGGTTCGGGCCTAAGGACTTGGGCCAGGCCTTCGTGGACGAGTACAGGCGTATCTACACCGAGCGATTCGAGGCCAAGCGCCGGGGCGACAAGGCCACCGACGCCACGCTCAAGATTTCCATGAACGGTACGTTCGGTAAGCTGGCTAGCCGGTGGTCGCCGTTGTACTCGCCGGACCTGATGCTCGCTGTGACGCTGACGGGGCAGTTCACGCTGCTCATGTTGATTGAGTGGCTTGAGTACGCGGGGGTAGAGATACTCAGCGCCAACACGGACGGTATCGCCGTCAAGTACCCGCCCGAGCACCAAGAGGGCGTGGAGCACGTGGTCCGGCGGTTTAGCGAGGTCTCGAGATTCAGCTTCGAATATACTCCGTACCGGGCGCTGGCTATGAAGGACGTCAACAATTATATTGCGGTCAAGACCGACCGCCAGACTAAGATGAAGGGTATTTATACCCCTTGCATCGAGCGCTACAACGGTAAGGACAAGCCGACGCTCAAGAAGAATCCAACCGCGCAGGTGTGCGCTGACGCCGTGGCGGAGTGGTTGGCGAACGGTACTCCTATAGAGCAGACGATTCGGGCGGCGCGGTTCGTGGACTTCCTGAGTGCGCGCAACGTCACGGGCGGCGGTGAGCAGGGTGGCGGGTATCTGGGCAAGGTGGTGCGGTGGTACCAATCCAACCTACCCGGCCTGCAGCCCATACAGTACTGCACGAACGGCAACCTGGTTGCCAAGACCGACGGCGGGCGGGCCTGCATGGTGTTAGACCCCGCCGGGGGGCACCCCGAGGACCTGGACTACGAGTGGTACATTACCGAAGCGCACAAGATAGCGGTGGCGGTGGGCTGCGAAGCCTACCTCACCGAAGCCCAGCGACAGCGCGTCGCCCCTGTAAAACCTAAGAGGAAAGCTAAAAATGGAAACTAACCCACCGGGCAATAGCGCTACCGTGTACGTGGTGTACAACGACAGCCGCAAGGACTTCTCAGACGCCGAACGGTTCGGTCGGATTAAGGAAGTTTTCAGCTCTATCGGTCGGGTGTATAACACCCCTAAGATGGTAATTCACGCTCGGCGGGTGTTGGCCGGGTGGCAGGACGGTGACTTCTTGCTGATGATAGGTGACCCGACGCTGTGCGCGGTGTGTATGGCCGTGGTCACCGATATTCACTGGAAAGTGAACGTGCTACGCTGGGACCGCGAGTCTTTTGAATACGCCCCGCAGGAATGGAACTTCTACGGCGAGCAGCCGGACGAAGACGCACAACCGAATTAACAAGGCGGAACGCCAACCGCCGCAACCATGAAAGGAAACCAAATGGCTACCAAAGAGAAGAAACTCGAAGTGGTTACTGTTGAAACCCTAGCGCCTCCTCCGGACTGGAGAACGGGCCTGGTGCACGGCAAGCAGGAACTAGCCCCGCGTATCTGTGTGTACGGGGGGCACGGTATCGGAAAATCTACGTTGGGGTCGGCTATGCCCCGGCCTATTTTCATCAGCACCGAGGATGGGATAGATGCCTTGGACGTTACGTCGTTCCCCAGAGCGCACACCGTGGAGGACGTGGCGAATGCCATCAAGACCCTCATCAAAGAAGAGCACGACTTCCGCACCCTTGTAATCGACTCGGTCGATTGGCTCATCGAGCCGCTCATCACGAGCAGCGTCGAGGGGAGCCACGAGGCCAAGGACTTGTCCTACGGCAAGGGGGCGATGTTTATTGCCGAGGAGTTCCGGGAGCTGCTCCAGGGGTTGGACGTGCTGCGCCGCAAGCGCCACATGAACATCCTCCTGCTCGCTCACGCCGCCACGGTCAAGTACGAAGACCCCCGGTCGGAGCCTTACGACCGCTTTCAGCCCAAGATTCCTACCCGCAGCAATGCGTTGCTCCAGGAGTGGGTGGACGTGTTGGCGTTCGCGGCCTTCAAGGTGCTCGTCAAGAAGTCCGAGGTGGGGTTCAACAACACCGTCAGCCGGGGCACAACGACCGGGGAGCGCATGTTGCACTTCGTTGAGAACCCGGCCTATGTGGCCAAGAACCGCTACAACTGCCCAGACACCGTCGAGATGACCGCCGAGAACCTGGCCCGCGTAGTACCCGTAGTACAATAACCTGATACCTTCAACACATCAATTTAAGGAGCAGTTTGAAATGGCAAAATTCGGATTCGACACCAAGGAAGTTGACGTCAACGAGCGGGGCAGCTTTGACCCCATCCCGGAGGGCGAGTACACGCTCAAGGCTACCGACGCCGAGGAGAAGCAGACTAAGGCGGGCACCGGCAGCTACATCGCCACCGCGTTCGAGGTGGTCAAGGGCCAGTACGCGGGCCGCAAGGTCTGGCTGAACTTCAACATCAACAACCCCAGCGAGAAGGCGCAGAAGATCGGTCGCCAGCAGTTGGTCAGCTGGGCCACGGCAGCGGGCAAGCCCGACGCCGACGACACCGACAAGCTGCTGGGGGTGCCGTTCTCGGCAGCGGTGGGTATCGAGCCGGCACGGGACGGGTACGCTGCGCGGAATGAAATTAAGGCGTTCCTGTTCACCGCCGTGCCGGGCAGCCCCGCCCCTAAGCCCCCCGCCCCTACCAAGCCCTCCCCGGCAGCCGCCAAGGGCAAAGGCGCGGCCAACCCCTGGGACTAGTCTCGCGGGGGTGCTTTACTCGCTCGGGTGGGGTACTCCATCCTCCTCCCGAGCGAGGTTTTTTCCTAATTTATAACGGAGAATTAAAATCATGGTAGCCCTACCGCCCCGCCCCACGCAGGTCATTATAGACCGCATCTACCGCGCCTACGAACAGGCCGAAGCCGCCGAGAACCCGGGAATGTACCTGGGGCGAATCGGCTCGTCGTTCCTGGGGGAGGCGTGTATCCGCAAAGGGTGGTTGGGGTGGCGAGGGTACTCCAGGGAGACGTTCGAGGGGCGTATGCTCAGGCTCTTCGGCACCGGCCACTGGCAAGAGGCACGTATAGTCGACGACCTGCGCAAGGCGGGGTTCGAGGTGTTCGACAAGCAGGAAGACGGCTCACAGTTCGCGTTCGGCGACTCGACCGGGCATTTTGTGACCAAGATGGACGGGGTAATAAAAGGGGTGCCCGACAGCGAGAAGACCCCTCACGCGCTGGAGATAAAAACCCACAACAAGGCCAGCTTTGAGCAGCTGGTAAAGAAAGGCGTCGAGTACTCCAAGCCGGTGCACTGGGGGCAGGTGCTGAGCACCATGGAATTCTCCAAGCTCACACGGACTATCTACGTGGGGGTGTGCAAGGACGACGAACGGATTTACGTCGAGCGTATCAAGGAAGACAAGCCCGCCCAGAAAAAACTCACCGAAAAGATAATCACCCTGGTGACCGCGAAAATGCGCCCAGCGGGTATCAGCGACAAGGCTGACAGCTTTGACTGCAAGTTCTGCTCGCAGAAAGCCGTGTGCCTGAAGCAAGTTGCCCCGTTGAGGCACTGCCGCACGTGTCGTTCAGCGGTACCCTCGGCGGAAGGCACGTGGACCTGCGAGAAAGCGGGCACCACCCTCAGCCTAGAAGAACAGAAAGCCGGGTGCCCGGCTTACGAGGAGCTCTGAGAATGATCTGCATCGGCATCGACCCGGGACTTACAGGAGCTATAGGGCGGCTCAACAACGGGCGCTTCGAAAGCGTGCTGGATATCCCTACGGTGGCCAAAGGCTCGCGAGGCAGCGTTAAGCGCGAAGTGGACTCGGCGGGGGTGGCGCACATGCTCCGCTCGGCCTCGCACGGCTCGGGCGAGTTTGTAGCGGTGGTGCTCGAGAGAGTTAACGCGATGCCCGGCCAGGGGGTGTCCTCGGTATTCTCGCTAGGGGACAGCTTCGGTTCCCTACGGGCCGTGGTCGCGGTGCTGGGCATCGAGCTACACTACGTTAGCCCGGTGACCTGGAAAAAACATTTCAAACTGACGAGCGACAAGGAGGCGAGCCGCGCCCTAGCCGTTAGGTTGTTTCCAGAGGCTCCATTGAACCTCAAAAAACACGCCGACCGCGCCGAGGCACTACTCATAGCCCGCTGGCTGCACGAGACCCGTTACGCGTGATTGGCAAAAACAATCAGGAGAACGAACGTGATTGTAAAATACAATTTGCCTGAAAAACCGAAAGAGGCTATACTCGGGGCTGTAACTGATAACTTTATAACTAGGAGAAACTGTATGAGCGCTATCTCAACCTGGAAACCGATGTCCAAACGCTTTGCGGTGCCGTGCCGCTGCGAGGCGTACCGCTTTCCGCACCGTGCCGACTCCGGCGAATGCAACGTGAGCGGTACCGACCCGTTCTCTCGCCGTGCCCAGCCGCAGTTCGACGACGCTCGCTTGGACGATCCGCGCAGGGGACAGAAATGAGCCTGACCCAAAGAGCGAGACGTCTACACGAGAATCGCCGCAACGCTGCCAAGTGGGTCAAGGCGGTGCAGTGGTTGCGTAAAAAGCGGTTGTGGCTCATCGAAAACGGAAAGTTGCCGAAATGGGGAAACAAATGACTGACATTGCCAAGCTGCGGGAGGCGTTGGAACGGTCTGTCATTTTGCTTGATGCAACAGAGAGATTCTTGAGCACCAATCCTGTAATGGAGTACATGGTGCATTACGACGAAGCAGACTGTGATGGGCATTGCTTGGCGGAAGATTGTGAGAACGCCGCAATGTCTGCCCGAGCCGCCCTGCAAGGAGCCAGCAAATGAAAACGTACAAGGTTGGTACTCTGGCTACAACGCCGCAATCGAGGGCGTTGGTGCTGACCAAGGCGGAGGAAAAACAAATCGTGCTGGCGGTCGATAAGATAGAGGCATGTGCGGAGGTAATGATCGAAACACCGCTGCACATGATCAAGTGCATCCTGATGAAGCACGAAAAGGCTGTACTGGAAGTAATGAAAGAACTGCACGAACGCGCAAAAGCTGCCGAGGCCAAGTGCGCCGCGCTGGAGGCTGATGCAGCAAGGAAAGTTAGCGGTGGTCCTAACGTCAACTGGCTAATGAAGCCATCGCTTGACTGGCTTGAGAATGCAGAGCACGGAGAAAACCAAGCGCGTTGCCGGATGATTGCTGGAATGCTCAGAGATTTATGGCGCGGTAACGATACGTTAGGGGCTATGCCAGTAGCCATCAGAGGAGAAAAGAAATGAACAAGCACTACATCGTTGAAGAGCACCCCCATGCACTGCGGCACGTTGTCTTGTCGATGTTGTTTTCGGCGGGAGTATTTGCCACGCTGGGATTTTTTGGCAGACCCGTGTGGGATGCAGCATGGGATCGCTGGATGGAGATACCGCAAGTCACGGTGCCTTGTGTGCCGGAACCTAAACCAACTATGCATTGGGGGAGGAAATGAACGACGCATACAACAAGCAACAAGCAACTCAATGCACACGATTGGTTGCTGCCGTTTTGATGAAAGCCATTCACGATTACGACGAATTAGCTAGAAATAAACATCGTGGGTATCCAATATCGTTGTCAGAACCCGCGCAATGGATACTGTCGGAAAACGA